GTAGCGGAGAGATTATACAAGATGCTTCGTTTACGTTTACTTTACCAAATACATACGATGCTACTAATAAACATTTAATCGTACAGATTCAGCACCAAAACGAGACGAAAGGACGTAGCACACACCTTTACTCTGTTAAGTTAGAGAGAGGTAGTTTTTCAACAGGGTTTGTACCAGATGATCCAGCTATTAACTTGACTAAATGCCAGAGATATTACGTAGAAAAAAGTGACGGCTACTTTATAACAAGGAGTTTTAATTATGCTCCTACTCCGAAAGATGTTTTCCACACCATTTGGTTTCCAACAACCATGAGAGCGATCCCTACTTTGGTAGCAAAAGGAGACGTGCAGGACGGTCCACTAATTACATTAGAAAACATAAATGTATCAGCATCCACTGGTAGTGTAAGGGCGGCTAGTGTACCAACACTTTACCACGTAGACTTAGGCAGTTACACCGCAGACGCAGAACTATAAAGGATAAGATATGAATATTGAAAAGAAAGATGATTTCAAGGATATGCTTTTGAAGGTAGTAGGTGGTTTACTAATAGCTGCTATCACTGGATCACTAACTTGGTCTATAAGTACAGGCTCTAGGGTCTCTGTATTAGAGGCTAAGCAGCTTAACATCTATCAAGATGTTTTACAAACACAAGAAAGACTTGAAAACAACATGGAGAAAATCAACAATATTGATAAAACTATTGTTGGTATTTTCAACAGCTTAAAAGATATCCAAAGAGAGCAACTGGAGTTATCCAAGATGCAGGCAGAGCAGATGGTAGATATCCAGGACTCAATAGAAACTCTTGAAAATGACATAGATTCTTTAAAACACAGTGGAACAGAGGAGGTTTATAATGGCACTAGATAAAGCTGGCTATATTGGACTATTGGATGTAACTTTACCAAGAGACTCAGAAAACCTTAAAAAAGCAATGTTTAGTTCTTTCCCTAAAATAGTAGACCCCTTTGAGTACTCTTCTGATGAAATGAACTCGGTCTTACCTAACGCTCACTTTTACGAAGGGCAAATTATACTTTTCCAAGGCTTGGAGATACCAGATGAATGGGTTCTTTGCGACGGTAACGAAGGTAAGTTGATAAACGGTGTTGTGGTTCCTGATTTAAGGGAAATGTTCCCTAAATGTTCTTCTAGTTTTAACTCTCCTGTAAAAATACACAAAGCTAACCCAGTTAGAGACCTCACAGAGAACATCGAACTCCTTCCTCATGCTCTTACCTATGAGGAGATGGCGACTCATACACATACTACTAAAAGAGAGAATAGTTCAGAGTACCATGGTCACAATGTCCATTCTAACCTCCCAGGGATTATCTTTAAACCCTATAATGTTGCACCACCGCATATTCCACCAGGTGATTATACTGGTACTTCTAAAGTTGGTGGTCAAGCTAATGGGACAACTAAGGGCCACAATCATCCATTTGAGAAGGTTACTGATTTTGATGTCCGTCACCGATTCACAAACCTTTGTTATATTATTTTCGTAGGAGTTGTTTGATGATCCCAAGTGAATTAAAGATAAATGAACCAAAAGATTCTGATTTAAGGTCTGGTTTTCCTACTGACTTTAGGAGTACAAAAAAGTGCCTAAGGGATTGTTTTCCTAACATATCTGGTGAAGTCACTGCTACCTCAGAGAGTATAAACGCAGGTGTCTATTGTGGTGGCTGGCCTGTAGGGTCAATAACCATGTTCTCTGGATCTGTTTTACCGCCTAAGTGGGCATTTTGTGATGGTACTAACGGAACTCCTGATTTAAGAGATAGGTTTATTAGGGGCCTCCCTTCTAAGGCACCAGCTAGTCTTTATGGTGGATATGACTCAGTTGATTTAACCAAGTACTTTACTCCTAGATATTTAGCCCTCAAGCCTGATCACCTACCTAGTCACTCACATAGATTGGGGAACAACTATCAAACACTTGGTGGAACTTTTGATGGCGATGCTATGAACACAAGAGGTAGCAGGAGTGCTAATTTTATAGATGCCGGTGGTACAAGTGTTATCATTGGCTGGTATGATGTATACAGTTTGTGGATTCCTATTTATGGTTTAACTACTGAGTATCATAACCACGGGACAAGAATGAAAAAACCCCTAGACTTGAACCCCCCTTACTACCAGTTAGCATTTATAATGTATACAGGTAGACACCTATCTAATAAAGAGGAGCATACGTTTGAATAGTTTTTCAGAAATAAATATAAACTCTCCTGCTAATGAGTCTACGAGGAGTAACGGGGCCAGGGAGTTGAGAGGCATTAAACAGGTAATACAGGGTACGTTCCCTCTAGTTGATAAACCTGTAACAGCAACAGAAGAAGATTTTAACAGAGCTCGTGGGTTCGTAGTAGGAATGATTTTTCCTTTTTCTGGCAACAATATCCCAGCCCAATGGGCACTTTGTGATGGTACTAATGGGACACCAGATCTCAGAGACCTGTTTGTTGAAGGTGCCTTAGATCCAGTTACTCCTGCTAAGAGGCCAGTTGTGGATAAGGAATATAACATCAGAGACTATATAAAAACTTCTGATCATAGACTTACTCTTGAGGAGATGCCCGCCCACAGGCACTCAGGTATTGTTGGTCATCTGGATGTTGGTGGTGGCGATGGTGGACTTCAGGCTTATGGTAGAGAACCTACAGGGTCTTCTTCAGGTTCAATAGGGAATTCTCTTGAGCACAACCATAACACAGGTTCTATTAAAAAACCGGATGTTACAGACAACCCACCACCTAGGCCTACTAGGAAAGCAAAAAAACCTGGTGAGAAGGTATTTGGCCCAAGGGGTCCTGTAGTAAACAATGATAAGGAACCTATTACAGAAAGGCCTTTAGCCAAATATTACTTCTTAAAGTATATTATGTATGTTGGGAGGGAGAGTGATGTCTGAGTTTCAACAATTTAAAGTAAAAGCACCTTCTGGTGTTAACTTTTCTAGGGAACCTTCTCAACTAAATCCACAACTTTGGGATAACGCAGAGAATGTTACTTTCAGGCATGGTAAGACTTTTAAATGTTCGGGATATGAACAAGGTTTCGGTAAAGCTTGGTGTAAACCCGAAGTGGTTTTGCCTTTAAGAGATTCCACCCAAACAGCTTTTTGGTGGAGTTACGCAGGGAAGAAAGAAATAACACCTACAGATAAAGTCCCTACAAAACCAGAGGATTATACCCATGAAGAGGTCATCTACAGGGTAGAAAATAAAAACAAACACACCCCTGTTTACCCTACAAACCCAGATGGAACATCTGCTATAAAGCCTACGAACTCAATCTGGGGAGATGTTAAGTGGACTGGTGGTGAACTAAACGGTGTTCCTTTTTTATTAAAAGAGAAGCCTTATGTTTGGGTGGACTCCTCTAGTAAATACCAACCTATGGATAAGTTTCCAAAATGGCTATCTTTCAAAATGATGAAACCTTACCGAAACTACTTAATTGGTTTGAATTATCATACCTTTTCTTCTGAAGTAGATCAAGAAAATGGTTTTGGTCCTCAGGTAGAAGGGTATTATCCTGGGGGTGTTTGGTGGTCTAATGAAATTGCAGGAAATTCTTTGCAAGTAGGTGATAGCAAATCACTTTGGTGTGACATGGATGCTAACAGGAACTCAGGTTGGAATATCTTAGGTGGCTCTGGTGGTCCTATAGTCGATGGGCGTTCCTTGCGTGACTCTTTTATCATCTATAGAGAGGCATCTGTTTGGCAAATGGCTTATGAAGGTGGTATAAATGTCTTCTCTTTCAAAGAATTATTTGACGATGATGGTGCTCTTGGGACTAACTGCATCCAAGAGGTTGAAGGAAAGCACTACGTTATATCTTCTACTGATGTCTATGTTCACTCTGGTGTATCTAAACAATCAATTTGTGACGGCATTACTCGTAAAGCTATATTTGAAAGCATAGACCCTGATTACCTACAAAATGTGTTCTTATCAGTTTATGGTTCTGAAAAAGAGCTTTGGGTTTGTATCCCAGAGAAAAAATTAGACAACCCTAGGTATAAAGGGGCTTGTAATGTAGCTTTTGTGTTTAATTGGGTTGAATCCACTTGGAGTAAAAGAGATATTCCAAATATCCTAGACACTTCTTATGCTATCTTGAACGCAACGGATGATACACTAGATATAACTTGGGATGCTATAGAAGAGGGCGGCCCTGTTAACCCTGATGGTGCTGGTGTGCCCACTATAGGGTCTACTTGGGAAGAAGCTACAGATACTTGGTTAAACTCCACAGTTAAGTACAACTCTGCTAATTGGGGTCTTGTTATGGGTTCTGATATCACTCTATACCCTCATGATATAAAGAATGAATGGGATGATGAATACGATTGGTTAGATGAATCAGAGTGGGATGAAAGAGATAGTATAGAACAACCTGAATACTATATGTTTACTTCCATCAAAGATCCTAGATACGACACATATAACTTTGAAGGTGTTTTAGAAAAACGTTGGATGACTATGGGTGATTCTACAGATACTTCTTTTGTTAGTAAAGTATACCCAGATGTTAGGGGTTTTGAAGGATCTTACGGTTCTGCTATTGTAGGGGTTTATATTGGAGGCACTATGCACCTATCAGAGGAACCAACATATAGGTACTTAGGTGAGTTTGATGCTTCTAAACAAGATAAACTTTCTTGTAGGTGCTCTGGTAATTATATTCACCTAAAACTCATAATACCAGAATATTCTAGAGCAGAAATAAGAGGGTACACCCTAGAGTGGACTAAGATAGGGAGAAGATCATGAGTTCTCGTTCATTACTTTCCTCCAGTACAACTTCTGCTTCTTACAGCGCTAAACCGGTCCCTAGTTCTTCAGAGGAATTACCTATTTACCTGAGTTCAGAATTAAATAGCATAGGGGATAAGATTAACAACCTACTTGAAGGTAGCGTGTTTACTTCTTTGTCTGAAATCCCTACTCGAAACAAAGAGGGTATGACCTTATTATTTAAAGAAAAAATCAAGAACCCATCTTACACAGTTGGTGGTACAGAACCAGAATTTATTATCAACAAGCCTGGTTTGTGGATTTACTTTGATAAGGTGTGGAGAAGAATTCCTTTTGAACCTGAGTGGGTTCCTCCTACATCTTCAGAATCAATTTAACAGGAGCTACAATGAGTACACAAAAAATTACACCTTGGGGTGGTTTTGCAGGTCAAACTATGCCAGAAGGCATTAAGACTATCGAAGAACTTAAAGCACTGCAAGAAAGTTTAGGAGTTTCTGCTGATGGTCACTGGGGTCTTGCGTCCCAGAAAGCTTATGAAAAAAGCCTAGGAGGTGGAGAAGCTTCTACTACAACACAGCCTACAACAAAAACTTCTATTATTGGGGAGAACATCCCTAAACCACAACCAAAAATTGTATCTCCTTCTGCGGAGAACCCAGATTCTATGTGGGATAAGACTGTAAGATTCTTTGATACAGATTTTGATAAGAAGTACAGTCCAGAACAGCAGACCATGATGGAAAAATCCTTGGTTGGTATTGAATCTAAACATTACAATCCAGAACAAAAAGAATTCTTGGTTATGCAGAAAAAAGACGAGAAAGAAAAGAAAAAGAGAGAACAAAGAGCGGAAAACCTAAGTAAAGTCGCTAGTGATATAACAAATAGATCCCAAGCTAAATCGGGGGCACCTTCTATAGGAGGTAGAGGTTATTCGGGCTCTGGTCAACTAGGATCAGGTCAATCATTTCAAAGTATTATGTTTGGTAAGAGAGGTTAATTATGGGTTGGGGAGCAGCTATTGGTGCAGGATTAGGCGCACTAGGTTCTATGTCAGATAAAAACAAGGGAAACACATCAACAACAACAACAACAGAAACACCTTTTCAACAAGATCAAATGAACAACCTTCTTGGTCAAGCTGATTCTTGGCTTGGCAGTGGTGGATTAGGAGATCAGCCTAATTACACTAGTCAGATGGGTAAAACCCTCACACAAATGGGTAATCACTACCAAGGTTTAATTGATGGGGCTGGTTCTGGGAAACGTTATGCAGCTCTTAAGAGTCTTAATGAGTCTTCAGCAGAGCAAAGTGCTAATGCATTAGGCGGAGAGTTGAATGCTATTGGTATGGGTATGGGTGCTAGTGGTGCTGGTAATTCCTCAAGAGCTGGTATTGCCCAAGGTATTGCTACTGGTGAAGCTAACAGAGACCTAGCTTCTTTACAAGCACAGCAAAACCAAGATTTCTTAACTAATGAGCAAAAACTTCAACAACAAGGTGCTGTTGGTATGAACCAATTATTCGGTAACATCGGCAGCCTACAAGATATTGCACAAGCTAATACACCAGAAGCACAGAGATTGAAAGAGCTCATGGCTTACCAACAAATGATTTCTGGAAACATGGGCGGAACAAGTACTTCTTCTGGCTCTTCTAACGATGGTAGTGGTAACAACATGTTTAACAGTATCCTAGGTGGTGCTTCTGCGGGTGCATCTATTTCTGACAAAAAACTTAAGAAGAACATCACGAAAGTCAAGAAAGGTGGAAAGAAAATCAAGACTAAAGATGGAATTGATTTGGCTAAGTGGGAGTGGAATGATTCTGCTAAGAAGAAACACAACGTATCAGGAAAATCTTCTGGTGTTATTGCTCAGGAAGTTCAGAAGAAGAAACCTAGTGCAGTAAGAAGAGATGGCAGAACTGGTGATTTGATGGTTGATTACAGCCAACTATAATGCCACGTAAAGCCCTTGTAATCCACTCTAAGATGTTTGTTTTGTAGAATAAGTACATAGGCCTTATTTAATCGTTTAGGGCTCTTAGGGTGGATTATAGGACTTCTTTACTTTTGTTTTCTTATCAAAAATATTAGTATTAAAAACAATGACTTACTATCTGGGACCCTTATAGGATATACAAAGAGAAGAGATTCAAGAAATATTCCTTAGGGAAAGTATCCTATAGTATGTACCTCTTATTAATTACTATTAAAATAAGAAAAGGTTATAAGTATATCCCTAAGGAATATTCCTTAAAAAGAGTGAAGAGCTCGCTGAAAAGATGTAGTACTAAATAAGTATTACTTCTTTATAATGTTGCGTAATATAATCTTCTAACTATGGAGTAAAATTAATATGACTGGAATCAAGAAAGATCCCAATAGAACCCACACTAACTGGGGTGGTGCACGTAAAGGTGCAGGTAGAAAGTTAAAAAGAACCTCTGAATTTTCTGATATCTTCTCTCACTTACGAGATAAGTATAACCTAGATCCAGTTGAAACCCATTTCATGATCTTGGATGTTCTTAAAGATGATGATACATTGAACGGAATCAAATACAAACAACTTTCAGCGAATAAACTTATTGATAAGATGTATCCTAATCCTACAGAGACTTTCGAGGATGAAGAAGGTAACACTGTTCTATCTAACCAACAACTAGATGCAGAGATTGCTGCTCTAATGGCAGAATTAGGTGGTAAGGAGTAATTATGGCTGTAGATACAAGTCACCCAACCAAGAAATATGGCTATAACTGGAACAATGTTCTCAGTTCACTATCGTCTGCTGAAGATTACGATAGAGCTAACAAAAGGCCTTCTCTTTATGACCAAGCAATAGCTAGAAAGGAAAAAGAGTCTCTACAACCTGATGCAGGTACAGCCTCTGATGCTTATAAGGCTATGTACAGAAACGACTCCCCTATGTTTTCAGAGAAACAAAATAACACCCTCTCTAAACTGAACACGCAGGGTACAGAAACAGCAGGTCCTTCTTTTGGAAAACCTATCGGTGCTCCTCGAAATAAAGCTATGAACCCTCACTTAGAGAATTATGACTCACCTAACTTTCCTACTGATGTGACTGGCCCTCCTTCTCTCGAAGATACTTATGCTATGGATAAACCAAACATGCCTAAGACTTTTAGTGAAGCACCTGATCCTTTTAGCGGATTGAGAGATACTAAGCGTAAGTTCACAAATGAGTCAGGTATTGATTCTATTTACATGCGTTCTAAGGGTAAAGAAGTAGCATCCCCTGTTGATTCTTTAAAACAAGACACAATGATTGACAAGCCAGACCCGTCTACCCTAAACGCACCTTCTGAGGTAATCGCAGCCCCTACAGGAGCCCCTGGAGGCGGTCCTAAGCCTACTTCTGCTACTACCCCTCCTGCTACTACACCTACTCCTCAAGGGGGCTCTCAGGCTAGTATTGATAAGGCTAAGGAGGAGTTAGGTAACAATAAAGGTGTTGTTAAGGGTGCAGGTTCTGTGGTTAATGAGGTTGTTAATGATCCTAATATTCCACAAGAACACAAGAGAGAGGTTGCTGAAGAAGCTCTTAACCAAATGATTAAAGATGAGGAGGATTCTGGTAATTTCATGTCTGAGTCATTTAGGGCTAGTTTATTAGGATTTGGATTATCACTTCTTACCAACCCTAATGATATGCGATCTGCTATTGCTCATGGTTTTAAAGGGTACATTGACACAGAGAATACAGTAGAAAGACGTACTCGTGTAGAAGAAATGGTTGCTAAAGCAGAAGCTGATAACTACATCATTTCTCCTGATGATCGTGAAAGCTTGCATTTATACCAAGAAACTGGTGATTCTAAGTATCTGCCTGATTTCGAGAAACAAAATAATAAATATCGTAATAAGTATAATTATTATAACTTTCAGAAATTGATGGTCTGTTGGGGGCCGTCCTAATCTGTCATGTACTCCCTATGTTGCAGAGATTGTTAGTACATTGGAAGTGACAGAAGCCTTAAATGTGCTTTCTTGAAAATAGATCCTAAAAGTGTCTGAAAAAAAGTGTAGAAGTCACTAAAGGCAGATTGTAACAGTGTGACCCAACAAGCATTCCTCCTGTGCTTGGTCATGTATTAATCCAGTGGGTGTTAAGAGGAGAGCCGCTGATG